AAAATACAAGAATATTAATATTATTACTAAAACTGATAATTTAAAACAATAATCTAACAATTGAGAATCTTCTTGAAGATAAAGTGAAACAGCTTCTTCATATTTTAAAGTCGGTTTATTTAATTCTTCATTCACTTCATTATGAACATCGATAACCCACTTTACGAGTGTATCTCTATTAGCTAGGTGATTATCAATGGGATACTTAGCTAAGTTATGTTTATAATTCTGAGCACACTTTTCACATGGTAAGATATGTTGTAAAGAGTAATAAAAATTTTTATAGTTTTTTTTATCTTCTTCGGTAGGATTATCTGGGTAACCTAAAGATACAAAATGCATAAACTTCCAACCATGAGGTCCCCATATCTTTGGTTTCAATGAATTCTTTTGTGATTTATCTGACTTATTCATTATACTATTTTATATATTTTTAATTTAAAAACAAAACATGAATATTCTTTTAAGGAACTCGGTATGGATGAAAAATCTATTATTTACTGTAATAATTGTGGTTTAAAGGGACATATGCAACGGGATTGTCGGAATCCGGTCTTGAGTTGTGGTAATTTAATCTTTCGCACAGACACGAAAGAACCCCAAGTTTTAATGATTCAACGTAAAGATTCGTTATGTTTTATAGAATTTATAAGAGGTAAATATGATGTATTTAATATTGATTATATTCAGATTTTAGTAGATAAATTTACAATTGACGAAAAGAGGAGTATTATTAATAATAATTTTGATGAGTTATGGTCTACTCTTTGGATGATAGATAAAGAAATGATTCAAAAGAGTAATGATTATTATAAAGGACATGATAAATTTCAGAGGTTGAGTGACGGATTTCATTTCAAAAAAAAAGATATCTTTATAAATTTACAATATTTTGTAGATAATTCTACAACAAATTATACTATGACTGAATGGGAATTTCCTAAAGGGAGAAGAAATTATAGAGAAAGTGATTTGGAGTGTGCTATCCGAGAATTTCAAGAGGAAACAAATTATAACAAAGAAGATTATGAACTAATAAAAAATATAAATACATTCACCGAAGAGTTTGTAGGAGAAAACAGGGTTAGATATAAATATATTTATTATATTGGTCATCTATTAAATCATGATAAAATGGTATTTATAGACAAATCAAATAAAGACCAAGTCACAGAATTAAAAGATATTAAATGGTTAACTAAAACTCAAGCCCTCGATATACTAAGAGATTATCATCATACCAGAGTAAAAATAATTCGTGATATTTTTACTCTAATAGATAGTTTAAGTGAAAAATATATTTTAGTGTAATATTATATAGGATATGATTGATTATTATTATAATATACAAGGTTTAAATACAAAAGATAAAATAAGAGAGTGTTTCTTATATTATCAGAAGAGAGATTTATCATATGATGAATATTATTCTGAATATGATAAGATAAGTAAATTAAATAAAAGTATAGAATACGATGAGAAAAATATTTTTTTTAAAAAAGAGAAGAGATTAAAAATTGAAACTGATTTCATGAAATGCTGTCTTTTAGAAGGAATAAAGCACTGTATTGAAAATAAATGCGATTCAGATAGTAAAGATTCTACTTCTTATTTAAACAAGGAAATAGATGATTATAAAGAAGATTTTGAATATTATCCAGATATTATTGAAGAAGATATTTCAGACAAGCTACTAGCAAAAGAAGAATTAAGAAGACATATTATACCCTCTGAAGTTGGAACAATTAGCGATAAATGTGATAGTAAATTTTTTGAATTAGCTCCTCATCAGTTGTTTTTAAAAAATTTATTATCTCCAAATACTCAATATAGAGGTATTTTAATATTTCATGGTGTTGGTGTCGGTAAATCATGTAGTGGTATTTCAATTGCTGAAAATTTTAAAGATGTTTACGGTGATTTAGAAAATCGTATTATTATTTTGGCTTCGCAGAATATTCAAATTGGTTGGAGGAAAACAATCTTTGATCCGAGAAAGGGTGATAATCAATGTACTGGTGATGAATATTTTTATGATAATAATAGTGAAGAAAAGCAACAATTTAATGATAAAACAGCTAAAAAGAAAATTAAACGATATTATGAATTACATGGTTATGCCGCCTTTGCGAATCAGGTAAAGAAATTAATTGCTCAACATACCAATTTTATAGTAGATCCCAAAGAGAAATATATTAAAATGATTGAAATCATAGAAAATACTTATTCTAATCGTGTTTTAATCATAGATGAAGTTCACAATATCAGAACCGATGAGGGTGATATTAAATCGAGAGATACAATTAAATATATTGAATTAGTTATCAGACATAGTAAAAATTTGCGTTTGGTATTGTTAACAGCAAATCCTATGTATAATATTTCATCTGAAATAGTTTGGATAGTGAATATGTTGTTATTAAATGATAACAGATCATTGATTTCTGAAAAAGAAATATTTGATGGTGATGGAAATATTAAAGATATTGAAATTTTAAAAGATAAATGTAAAGGATATATTTCATATTTAAGAGGCGAAAATCCTGTATCTTTTCCTATAAGATTATATCCAAATCATGACAAAGAAAGATTAATGAAATCCCCTGGAGAACCGATTGATATCTTTGGCACTCAAATCCCTGAGGAAAAACAATTATCATTTTTAGAATTATTTTGTAGTCCTTTAACAAATCATCAAAATGAGATTTATATGAATGAAATAGAAAAATATAGAGGATTAAGAAATTTAAGAATTGAAGATGAAGGATTATTGCTACAATTGTCAAATATAGTTTATCCGGGTGATTCAGATGATCCTAAAGATTTATATGGAGAAGAGGGTCTTTTAAATTGTATGAATAAAACAGTGAAGACCTCAATTACAGAATATTCATATAAAAATACAACAATAGAAAAATATGATGAATTTTTTAAGAAAGATTTAATAGGGGATTATTCATCAAAAATAGCATCTATTTTAGATATTATAGAAAATTCTGATGGGATTGTATTTATTTACAGTAATTGGATTAAATCCGGTGTATTACCATTAGTCTTAGCTTTAGAACAGAATGGTTATGGTAAATATGATGGTAAAAAAGTATTAAAAACCAAATCCGAACAAATTTCATATGAAGGTAAATATTTAAATGAATATGAGGATAAAAAAGATTTTAAACAAGCAAAATATATGGTAATAGCTGGTTCAGGAGAAAATTTAGTAGGTAAATTAGAAGAAGAATTAAGAACGGTTGCTTCACCGGAAAATTCAAATGGTAGTCGTATAAAAGTTGTGATTGGGTCAACTGTTGCTAGTGAAGGATTAGATTTTAAGAATATCAGAAGTATTCATATTTTAGAACCATGGCATAACATCAATAAAATAGAACAAGTTATTGGTAGAGGTATTCGTAATTGTTCGCATAAAGAGTTAGAGGCCAAAGAAAGAAATGTAACTGTATATTTACATACATCTGCCGTAGATGATAGAGAAAGCATTGATATGTATTTATATAGATATTCTGAATACAAAGCAAAACAAATCGGTGAAATTGAAAATTTATTAAAAACGGTTGCTCTCGATAAATATTTTTTTAAGAATTCAAATATATTAACAGAAAAAGATATAGGTAAATTCAAAGTTCAACCAGCTTATCGTTATAAAGATGGTGTAAAATCATTCTTGTATAAAGGAGGGGATAAAAAATATAGTCGTGTTTGTAGTTTCACCCCTGTTTGTGATTATATGAGAGGAGATAAACCAAAGATATATCAACAAAATGATGATACATTTCAGATACAGTATTCTGAAGCATTGATTCAAGTTTATAAGAAACGTATTCATAATATGTTTTTGAAATCCGTATCTTATACATTAGATGAATTAATAGATGGATTATCTGAATATAAAGAAGTTTATAATGATATCTTATTTCATGCTTTACAAGAGATGATAGTAGAAAAATACATGTTACATAATGTTTTTGGTGATAAAGGACATTTATGTAGAAATGATGGATATTATAATTTTCAGCCTTACTTTAATGAGGATAAATTATTACCCCCTTATTACCGTTTAAATAGTGGAAATTCAACTTCTGAATCGCGATTATGTATAATAGAAAACAAAGAAAAACGACTCTCTGAAATAATCGTAGACAAGCAACATTTTAGTGAAGAAAATATTAACCCAGTTTATGATATTTTTAAAAATTATAAATTTGAAGTTTATGAAACAGAAATTCTAAAAAATTTACATGTAGAAAATAGTATTGAAATTAGTGTTGTATATCAATATTTATTTGATAGACTAGCATACAATGATAAATTAATAATTTGTTATAGTGTTTTAGTATACTTAAAAGAAGGTAAATCATATTTAAAAGAAGATGAATCATATGGGGATGATTTCATGGGGTCGCTGGTGAAATGTGTAGAAAAACTATTTATCTATCATGATGATGAAAATTTTAATTATTATCCTACTTATGAAGAAAAGAATGAAAAACATTTAAAAGGGTTTTTCTTATATCATAATTTAAATAAGAAACCCGTATTTTATAAATACGACACTGAAGAAATTGAAGTATTTAATAGGATAGATGAGATTGATATTTCAAGGATGATTAAAAATAGTAAACGAACTATTACATACAAAGGTAATTGGGGTTTCACTACATATGTTGAAAGACATAAATTTAAAAATAATGGAATAGTATTAAAAGTTATTAAACGAGATGATAAATTAAGAAAATCCTATGCTTATCCCCCTGGTCCTGGTATTGTAATTCAAGATCAGATACCGGGATGGATTGGTGATTCTACCCCTGAATTTATAAAAAAAGAATTAAGTAAATTTTTAGATAGATATGATGATAAAAATTTTATACCAAAATTACCTAAAAAAAGAGCTAAAAAAGAATATATATTTTTTATTGAATTATGTTTACGATTAGACAATTCATGTGTTCAAAATGATTTAATCTTTATGAAATATTATTAACTGATATTATTGAGTTGATTTCAATTCTTCAAGCCTCCTCATAAGATCTTCCTGTTCTGGGTCAGATTGAGGTTCCGGTTCTGATTCCTGTCTTGCTTGTAGTCCTTGGACAAGAGTTGAAGCTGATTTTAATCTGTGTAGTACATTACCTTTTTCATCATATTCTTCAAATAGTGCTAATATATATTGAATTTCTGAAGGTTTGGGGTCTTGAAAGTCTTGGCATAGATTAAATATAAAATCTGGATATTTTTGAGCCATATACATGACTAATTGTAGTTTTTTCCCCGGAAGTCTCTTTTTTCCTTGATCACCGCCTTCCATTAGTAGTTTTTTAAGTTCTTCAAGCCAAAATAGCGAAATTGTAGACGGGGCTTTATCTATATATCTTCTCATATCAATTAAAACCTCTGACAATTGGGGGTAATTATAAGCAGCTAGTAATATAAACTGAAATGTTCTATTGATTGAACCGGACACATGCGTTAACTCTTTTCCCAATTGTGTTAATACATCACTTTCAAAAATCTTTTCTAAATGTGATGAGAACTTTTGTGCTTTTAATAACTTTCCATCTAAACTGGTCTCAGAAAAAATAGCATCTCTCAAGATTGGTATTTTTTGTATTAGTTGTAATTGTGTTTTATATGTTTCCATCAATCTTTGCTCGTCAAGTATCATCTGGGCAGCTCTACCTGGAACTGGAGCCACCGCTCCTGCCCCTGTCACCCTTTCTTCTGCCCCTGTCTCTCTTTCTCTTGATGATGCTGGTGCTGGTGCTGGTGCTGGTGCTGGTGCTGTTTCTGCTATTGCTGAGTCCATCGCCCCTACCGCTTTCATCGCATTAAAGGCTGTGTCCCTTTGCTCCTCTGTTTCAAATTTATACCAATCAGATGTCCTGTAGCCTCTACCAGCGAGTTTTATATAATATCCCTGGTTTGTACCATCATTACTTAGTTTTGATATTGATTTACCTTCTAATTGGACACGCTTCGGTCCATGCTCTCCTTCTTTTGTAGTTACTAATTGACTGCCTTCTATTTTGGCGTTTCGGATTTCGTAAATTCCGAAACCAAGCCGCCCAGTATATTTTTGTAACCCCTCAATATCTGTCCCCCCCCTCTGATTTCTACGTCTAGTTCTCCGAATATTTCTGCGTCTAGTATTTCTGCGTCTAGTCTTACGCCTATTATTTGTCTTTCTATTCATTTTGCGTGTATACTTACTCTGTTGCTTACTCTGTTGCTTACGCTTACGTTTCATTTTATGACTTTTAACAGCATGTCTTTTAGTACGTGATTTTCTCTTTTTACCTGCTTTAGGATTACATTTTTCCGGTATCCATTGTAATTTATCACTCAACATTAATGCTTTAGCCGCATCCATTCTTCTGCTAGGTGATTTCCATCGCCTTTCACCCTTAATACCCGAAGCGACTCCTTTATATAAATCTCTTGCTTTACCACAAGTCTCAGGTGTATGATCTTTCATTGTCTGTAGTTTTTTATCCCATGCTTCTACTTTACTTACGGGACCAAACGCAATACTATCAACGAGTGATTCTGGGTCTGGTTGATATTTAGGTTGTATAGTATCTTTTGTAGATTTTACTCTTGACATTTATTATATATTATAAAAATAAAAAAATTTGATATTAAAGATAATAAAGATATTAGTTAGATATATAATGAGTGATATTTATAAAGAAGAATTAAAAACTACAACAATTCACATTCCATCAAAAGATATTTATAAGACAAAAGATATAGATGGTTTAATTAAATTTAATCTTAAAAAACAAATTGAAAATGTATGTGGTAAATATGGATATGTATTAGAAGATTCAGTGTTAGTTGTAAAAAGATCTATAGGGAAGATCGTAACGCATAATGGTATCAGCAATATTGAATATAATATTACTTATCGCATGAAAACAATATTACCATGTAAGGGAGATATTTATGAAGCGATTATAGATAGTATTACTAAAATGGGATTGATATCCTATCTTAGATTAGAATCCGATAAAATAAATTCGCTAAAAGAATCACCTGTTTTAATTATAATTCCACAAATGTATTTAGATAAAGAATTAGATAGCTATGTTAAGAATCAAAAGATAAAAGTTGAAGTATTAGATAAACGGATTAAATACAGAGCAAAACAAATTCAAGTGGTCGGTAAAATAGTATAATTAATTTATCTTTTAAATGAAATGGATATTAGAAAGAAACTGAAAGATAAATTATCTATCATAAATGATAATATTGTAAGTAATTTGATTTTTACTTTTATTAAGGAAAAAAATATTTCATATTCGGAAAATAAGAATGGTGTTTTTTTTAATGTTTCTTTATTAGATGTTGCATCAGCACAAGAATTATTAGACTATATCATACAAGTATCAGATACAAATACCCATGATATTATAGATCAAATTATGATACCAGAAAAGAAAAAGGTATCAAATGTAAAACATACTGTTAAGCCCCATTATATAGACTATGATGCTAGTGATTTAGAAACAATTATCATAGGTTTCAGTTTTTAATAAATTTGATTTAAACGTAAATATCTTAATTATAATAAAGTATGATTTTTGATTTACTAAAAGATTTAAATCAAGATTGTAATTTCACTGAAAATATTAATGAATCTAAACATGTTCAGGTAAATACGCATCAGCAAGGCCAGCATCAGCAAGGCCAGCATCAGCAAGGCCAGCATCAGCAAGGCCAGCATCAGCAAGGCCAGCATCAGCAAGGCCAGCATCAGCAAGGCCAGCAGACAAATCCTAAGAGATATAAAACTTTTGTAGAATGTATACTATGTGAATTTGACCCTCTTTATTCAGAAGAAATAGATACTAAATTTTATTTAAATGGTAAAATAGCCGAAATATGTTCTCATATAGAAGAAAAATCTGATACATGTTATAATAATTATAATTTTAATCCCAGAAACATGAAGGTAAGAATGATACAACGGGGATTACAACTATGGCAAAAGGAAAATAATATTTCGAGTATCTATTATTTAAATGATTATTTTCAAAAGCATTTTATCATAGTTCATGAAGGATGTGCTTATATGACCTGTATTAAATCTTATCCTAAAGTTTATTTAGAATTAAACAGAGGCATTAAGATTGTAGATGAAAAAGATTGGCCAAAGAAAGATTTAAATGAATTATTTGAAAAAATTAGGCTAAAAAATGATATGAAACGAGACATGAAAAGCGTATATAAGATGTATTTAGAATCAATTAGCAAGTATAAAATTGAAGATATTAAAAAGATAGCAGAAGAGTGTAATATTTCATTAAAGGACAAGGGTAAGAATAAGACAAAGGCTGTCTTATATAATGAAATTAATTTAATGAAATTAAATGTTTAAAATTATAATAGTATTTATTAATTTTTATAATAGTATTTATTAATTTTTATAAATTTGATTTTTTTTTATGAGTTATTTAAAAATATAACTTACATATAATATATAACATGAACATCTTTGATACAAATAGAAAAGGTGGACCTTATGAATCAATAAAAGAATTTATGAAAAAATCTTTAGTGAGTAAAGAATATGAATTAGAATGGATCTATGGTTCGCATCCGAGGAATATATTAAATAAGACCGAATTTATTAGATTATTAAATCATCTAAGACAAAATTATCAATTCGCAAATGAAAGTAATTCACTTGATATCAGAACACAATATGTAAAACTTGATAAATCTGGATTAAGTAATATTCGCTGTACGATAGATGGTGTTCAAAATATAAAATCTTACTGTAAAACAAATTCTATTATTGATATCCCTGCGGTAACTTTCATGAAAAAAGTATCAAATAAAGACGATAAAAATCCATCTTTAAGTTTTAATCAGATAGTTAATACAGATTATAATTTTAGAATCAATCTTAAAAAAGAAATCATATTAGGAGAAGATGACGATGAAGTAATAAAATTCAGAGATAATTTAAAAGATGGATTGAAATATTATCGGTATAAAAAAAGATTTTCATTTTACACCGAAGACAAATTATTTAGAATTGATTTAACGGCAGTGAAAAGTAATACATATAATCCTAAACGCAAGACTTATAATTTAGCAAAGAATTTAGTAGATTCAAGGGTTTTAGTAGGTAAAGAAATCTATGAAGTTGAGATTGAATATGTTGGATACAATAAGATTTCGGGTAAGTATCCGATAGTTGAATATTCGAAGAGAGTTTATAGTGAATGGGAGGAAGAGGGGATGTCAGAGGAGGATTATCTGGCACAGGTTACATTAGTCACTAAAGTGGATAAAAGTTCTTCATTTTCTCCAGAAGGTTCTCAATATTATGTTGGTGATGATGATGCTGGATATGGTTTCTTAGGCGATTATGATGCGATTGATTCTTCATTAGAACCCATATTAGAAGTACAAAGTGAAGAGAAACCAACCATGGATACACTATGGGCCAAAGCTGCTGCTTTAAGAGGAGATCCAATGAATCTAATTTACATGAATTATTGGTATCCAGATAACTCTTGGGTTTTCTGGTTGATTAAAGAGAATCATAAAGAATTATTATATGATGGGGTTGTAGAGAATTACACTGCTGAATACAGTAATGCCCCTGAAAATGAAAATTATGTTAAATATACAATTTACCCCCCTGCTTCAGTGGAGGATAGTATTAAAGTAGAAGAACACGATAGAGAATTTAAGGAACACTTTAATAAAGGGGGTTACAGCGATACAATCTATATCCCATGTAAATATATTACAGGGCTAGAGAAACAGAGTAATTATTCAAGTGATTATCCAGATGATTTAGATGTAGTAGATGAGGATTATGAATCAGCTGGTTCAGGTAAAGAAGTATCTTGGGCTCCTAAATCTCATAATAAGTTAAGTAAAGATAATTTATTCATTGGTGTTGTGAATTTAAAACTGAATACAGTAGTTGGAGATATTTTAACTGTTATTAGTGATACAAATATGATTGTTTCAAATCGAAAATGTAACGAATTATTAGATGAATATAAAACCATGACAGAGCAAATAGGCGAACGAGTCAATTTTGTAGGACCTCAACCAGTTTCAATGAGTTTAAATGAGATCAATCCAGATAATCCACATAGTATCTTATCTGGATATGTTGTTACTGAGAAAGCTGATGGTATAAGAGCTGAATTATTTATTGATAAACATCATGAAGGTTATTTAATAACTCAAAAGAAAGAAATTATATGTACTGGATTAAAATTCATGAATGTAGGATCTGCTATTTTAGATGGTGAATACATAACAAAAGATAGAAATGGAAAAGATATTAAATTATTCATGGTATTTGATATATATTATCAAGATAATGGTGAAAATGCGAGCCAACCTTATACTTATCCATGGACTCCAAAAAGCATTGATTTACCCAGTCGTTCTAGTATTTTACATAAATTTAAGAATGATATACAAATAGAAAATTCAAAATTTCTTTCACTAAAACAGGGGGTTTATTCACAAAAGTGGACAAAAGAGGAACATATGGTGGATTCTAAAGATACGATTCGCATTGGGTATAAGAACTATTATTCTGGTCCAAAAAATTTAAAAAGAGATAAAAAAGACAATAGTAAATTTACAAATATAAAAGAGATAGGAAAAATGAATCGTAAAATTTTAGATTTAGACAAGAGTAATAATTATGAATATAATATTGATGGACTAATATTTTTACCAATGTATTATCCGGTGAAATCAGATAATGAATCTATAATAGTCGATAATATTAGTGGAGCATGGTTTCAAAATTATAAATGGAAACCACCAGAAGAAAACACTATTGATTTTAGATTAAGATTTGTAAAAGAAGACGTAAATGGTAAAAGACACACCAAGATTTCGTCTTTTAGTAGAAAAGGTAAAACAATTAAATGTTATCAAGTTGAGATGTACGTTGGCTATGATATTCGCAGAGATGAAAGTAGTGATTTTACATGGAAGATTTTAGGATATGATAAGCGCAAACAAAATGAAGTATTATTTAATCCCCCCACTGAAAAGGATAGTATTCATATTTGTAATATCCCGTTAACAAAAGATAAGTGTTTGTGTTTAAAGGACAAAACCGAAGTTCAAGATGGATTTATATATGAAATGAGATATGAACCTTCAAATCCTTTTGGATATCAATGGATACCACTTAGAGTTAGAGATGATAAAATTAGACCAAATGATAGTCACACTGCTAACAATGTATGGAAAACAATTCAATATCCGGTTACAGATGAACTAATTAAATGTAAAAAAATATTCAGTAAAGATTTATTACCCGAAGAAGATAAGAAAGAATATTCTTATTATGTAAGCGAAGGTGATACGGGTTCAGATACATCATTAAGAGAATTCCATAATTATGTTAAAGATAAACTGATTCGTAGTGTCACTAATATAGGTGATAAAAGTATATCCATCTTAGATACAAGTATAGGTAGAGGTGGTGATATTGGTAAATATTTGAGATGTGATAATAATATTAATTTTCTCTTAGGATTAGATATTTCACCAGATGTAAATACGGCGGCCAAGAAAATGTATCTTTCTTCAGGTGAAAAACCGAAATGTATGTTCTTACAGTATGATACAAGTAAATCTATTAAGGGTGGAGCTGGTTGTGTTGGTGATCATGTTGATAGAAACAAGCTATTAATAGATATTTTATATGATAGACAAAGGGCCTTACCCAAAGAGTTAAGACCATTAGTTCCCAAATTTAAGGGTCTTGGTAAGAAGGGGTTTGATGTAATATCATCCCAATTTTCAATTCATTATTATTTCAGTGACGAATTAACTTTAAGAACCTATATTCAAAACATTTCTGAAAATATTAAAAAGGGTGGTTATTTCATTGGGACATGTTATGATGGAATGAAAGTATTTAAGAAATTAGAAATATCCGATCATGTTGAAATGATGGATGAATTTGGTAATAGAGTATATAGTATTCATAAAAAATACGATTTAGATGATTTCGCATATTCAAAAGACAATATTGGTAAATTATTCGGTCAACAGATTGATGTTTACATGAATAGTATTGGTCAGACAATACCTGAATATTTAGTAAATTTTCAGCTTTTCACTGAAATTATGAAAGAATATGATTTAGTTTTAGCAAAACCACAAGTTAAAAAGGAATTTAAGGGATTCTTTGATAACACTGATTATTCATATTCGGATGGTTTAGGTGGTTTTGAGAGAATTATAGATGATTTGGATAAATTATATTCAAAAGATACTTCACTAAAAAGATTCTTCCCAGAATCATTTCAATTAATTAAACCTAAAAACGAGATGTTACGAGAGCTAAGTGGATTTAATAATTGGTTTATCTTTCAGAAAGTTTAAATTATTCTCTTTCACGTAACCATAGATTAAAGGCCCATTTTTCACCTTGAATAACAGGTAATCCAGCATGTCTAGAGTTCTTATTTAATGAATCATCATCGTTTACATTTGTAAAAACAACCATTTTACCCATTTTTGGCTCTACAACGACTTCACCATCATATTCGGTTAATGAATCAAAACCGGTCCCCCCCCCTTCTTCTACGTCGTTTAAATAAACGAGAACTGTTCTTATACGATTACCTCTTTTACCACAAAATTTTTCATATTTTTCCTTTTCATTTATATCATATGCATCAAAATGATATTTATATTCTTCATTCTCATTGTAATGAATAACTTGAAAATTTTCAAAATGTTTATAATTACATCCAATTCTTTTCGCAACCTTCTTAGCAATATCTAATGTTTCGGGGTAAGCATCACGAGGCATCCAATAACTAGAATTTGTTCTACCTTTATATTTACCCGGTTCAAAATTCTTTTCACCTTCCATTTTACTTACGCCAGCCAGTTTAAGATTATCTTTCGAAACTTTAATCATAAATTTACATTCTTTCTCTGTTAAGAAATTATCAATTGTATAAATATAGGGATCATTACAAATAGTATTCATCGTAGTATTCACTATATAACTCATTATAAATTTAAATATTAAATTTTATAATTTTTTAACGTATCTTTATTTACATATTCTAAAGTTTTCTTGTTAGTGGCATTTAAATTTAAAGGGGGTGCTTTACCGTCTTTTTGTGCCTGAGACCATCGTACGGCACATAAACACCAGTTATCACCATCTTTTAAACCCGGGAAACTATTAGAGGACGTAGATAAATCATTACCCTTTGATTTTGTATATTCTAAGAATTCATCATTAACTTTAGCACAAACAGTATGAGTCCCACTATCATCTTCATGGGTACTACATTTACCATCTCTTTTCCATCCTGTCATAGGATCAGTACTACATACTTGTAATGGTTCATTATAAATATTCTTTTGTTTGGTTTTAAGATTATTATAATCATTAAAATCTGTAAATTTTTCTATACGTTTAGATTTTTTCTTTGACCTTCTTTTTTTCCTTTTCTTTGTTTTATCTTTTTTCTTGGGCATAAGTATAATTAAAAAGCATAAAAAAAATAATGTAATAAGTGTATCTTTCATAGTAATATATTATTTATTTATTTTCTGTTGTTAATACTATTTTACCACAAGGACCACAATGATCATAATTAGCTAAATATATTTTACGATCTAAATATTCTTTATTTTGAGGTATAGACCACCTATGTAATAATGGTTTCTTTTCTTGAAAATATAACCTGAGTAGATTACGAAAATACATCTTTTATTTATTTAATTATTTATTTAAATTATATCTTTGAATCAAATTTCTTTGAATATATTTATCAATAAGAGAATTATCATGAAATTTATCTGTTAAGAGATATTTAAAAGGATGAAGATAAAGTAGCATCAAGATTATTATGATCTTATGCATATTTAGATTAATTTAATGAATACAATCATGTATTATTAAATGTATTATCAAATTTATTCATAGGTAATAATATAAATCCCTTTCATTTTGTAGATATCAATATCAAAAGAATTCATATTTTCAATTTTCATAAAATCGGGTAATTTAGGAAAGGTTATATTCATTTTAAACCATTCATTAATATCTTGATTTCGGCCTCCAAAATATGAAATATGATTTATCTTTGGTAAAAGTTTAATAGAATATGGTTTTTTAATACCCCCCCGATTATCTAATTTATATTCTATTGATCCATAAGAAAAACTGATAAGTTTATTAATCATATTACCAAATGTATGGAGTTTATTTCCATCTTCATCTTCACCGTCCCACACTGTGCTGACTAAAACACCATTACGTGGGATTATATTATTACCTTTTAATTCCGATAGACCCATGGCATCATAACTTTTTTTACTTTTTCGTGAAAATTCTAAATCAAATAATGATTTATTTAGAATTACTATATCTTTATTTGATTGATCATAATAATTCATCTCACATCCGCCAGCACCATTTATCAAACTTTTAAAATCACCCCTATAATATTTATGAAGATCTTCTTCTTCTATCTTTGTTAATTTTAATCGTCTATCTAATCCACACATAGATTTTAGAACTTTCATTTCTTGTTTCATGGATTGAACTTCTTCTTTTAGTTTATCATTTTCTAACCATAGATTGCGACTATTTACAGGTTCGGCAATAACAACTGGTTCTGGTATAGGTGCGGGAGAGGGACTAGGTTCAGGATTAGGGGCAGGAGCTGGACTAGGTTCTTCTTCGGTTATATATTCTGAAACAAAGTTATACAGACCTTGTCCGGGGAGATATGAAGTTGTATTCATTTTTAAAGGTATTTCTTTTTGTTAAATAATAACTAATCAATGAATAATCAAATTTTAAAAGTAAGTTTTCTTCTAAGAATAGATTCTTTCTTTTTGTCTAGATGTTTTATTTTTGATCTTTCACCTAAATGTTTAAAATATCTTTCACTTAATTTAAATTCTTTTGGTTTTTTATCTTTTAAAACTTTTAAACGAACATATAATATCATACCGACTTGCCATATTCGTTTATGAGTATATTTATCATGTTTATACAATGATTCTAATTTCTTAATAGTATCTTTCACATCCTTAACAGTGGTGTATTTAATAGGAATAGTATCTTTTGGATTTTTATCTATATAAACATCAAATGATTTTTTAGGATCATCTGGATTATATAAGAACTGTTTTTTTACATTTTTATTAGTCTTCCGAATCCGCTTGCTGCTTCGCTTGCCACCCTTTTGTTTTTTTGTTTTATTCTTAAAGCAATCTTTATATGGAGCACAACTAGCTCTCATAGTAAAACCTTTAGCTTTCTTACATTTTTTACGACTAAATTTCCTTGGTAGATTAAATACTTTCTTATCACTTTTACGAAAACATGCTTTAGTTTTTTTTTTACAAGTACAACAGTCTTTCATGTATTATAAAATATAATTTAAAAAGATTTTAAGAATAGATAATATGAAATTTTTATTTAAAAATACAGAAATAGATGAAGATCTAATTTATTTGGAAGATGATAAGATACAATGCGAATTATGTGATAAATTAAACACTACAAAGACTTTAATAGACAAATATCCTAAAGAATGGGAATATGCGAAAAAGAATATTCACGAACATGAATATATTTATACATCAAATTATAAAATTAATATAAGTAAAATATCTCCAATTAGTCGCTCTTATTTTAAATTCACTGAAATTTATCATGATTATAATATACTTGACAAAAACAAAAACAATAAGATAGTGTGTCTAGCTGAGGCGCCGGGTGGATTTATACAATCTATCTTACATTTATTACCATATGATAAGATACTAAAGGTTTACGGAAATTCATTACAAAGTGAAATAAAAAGTATCCCCAAATGGAATACTAAATTACTACACTATGATAAAATATCATTTTACAATGGTATGAATGATGATGGTAATTTATATGATTTCAAAAATGTAATATCTTTAATTCAAAAATATGGACGAGAATCAGTTGATTTAGTAACGGGTGATGGAGGTTTTGATTATTCATCCGATTATAGTAAACAGGAGATAAATTCATATAAACTGATTTATTCTGAAATATTTATAGCTTTGAATATACAAAGGGTCGGTGGTAATTTTGTATGTAAATTATTTGATATTTTTCACAAGGAGACAATTATATTAATATCAATCCTAATAAGATCTTATCATAATGTTTATATTCATAAACCATGTGTAAGTAGAAATTCAAACTCGGAAAAATATATTATATGTAAAAATTTTAAAGGATACAATAACGATATTTCTAAAATGTTATGTCATGGATTTGGACAAAAATTAGATATACCCATTTCTAAACATGTAATAGAAGAAATTATGAATATTAATAAGTTGTATTGTAATAATCAGATAAAAAAAATAAAACAAGGTGTTGAATTAATAAAAAATAAATATTTCAAAAATGACCCAACGGAAAATCAGATAAAATCAGCTTATAACTGGTGTATTAAATATAATATACAAATAAATTATCATAGTAAGTATATTAAAATGCGCAATCCCCAACCTGTGTATTAATAGGTTTTGAATATGTTTCATTCTTTACATGAGAAGCATTGATCCCATTAAAGAATGTCCCACCATTCATTACACGATCATTTACATTATCATTTAAATCCATATCTTTATACATTCCTACTGAATTCAAAGCATAACAGCTTTGAGGATCTTTTATGAGGGCTGGTGGTATTATCTGTAATCGTGTATAGTCCTCACAAAATGTATCTCCATTTTTATTTTTATAGCATCTATCGGTTGTTAATGGTTCTGAATTAATAGATGATTTACCATTGTATTGATTATTTTTGTCAAAAAAAGCACCAATATTAGTCAATTCGTCTTTAATTTCAGAATTATAAAACTTAGGGTGTTCAGAAACATTTGTATCAGTCCATGATTGATCGGACTTATCTTTATTTAATTCAAACGGCCTTAATTCTTCGGTCCCTACTGTATTTCCAGATAATCTATCTTTTCTATAAAAATCAGGTAAATACATTCTATCTCTCGTCATGTTTAAGGGTGTATCGGTGTGTCTAACGAATCTTAAATCTCTTTCACCATTTGGTTGAAAATTTTTATCATTGTTAAGAGGGAATGGAGATTTACCTTTACTTAATCTTTTTATTCCTCGACTAATTTGTGGGTAAGGGAAATCTTGAACATTTTGCGTTTTATCTACATAAGTGGGCTCTTGAATTTCTTCTTGGGTTGGTATATATTTTTTAGGGTCGGGTTGTATTAATAAATAAATACAAGCTATAAAGAATACTATTAAAAATATATTGTCCATTTGATACTATACAAAATATAAATATTTTATTTTAATGTATATTTCATTAACCAAAGGTATATTTCATTAACCAAAGGTATATTTCATTAACCAAAGGTATATTTCATTAACCAAAGGTATATTTCATTAACCAAAGGTATTCTCAGAGGCATATTTTACATATAAAAATCCATCATCCGCATGATTTGAATCATAAACATCACTTATAGTAGTATTACTAGGACATAATGTATCTCCTATCATTAAAAATATTGCCTGTGATGGATCTAATTTTATCCGTTTCCTTATGATAAATGTAAATTGAGTAATATTTAAATCTTTTGGAACTAAATATTTTCTTTTATCTATATCTTGAAAGTTACATTTATCACATTTTTCAACTATAATTGGTATTCTAGAAGGATATTTTTTCATTATCTTAATAGATTCTTCGCATCGTGCGTCAAAGTTAAATTCTTCTCTAAAACCCATTTTATATTAACTATTATATTAATATTATACTTTAAATATTATACTTTAAATATTATATTTAAAGTTTATTCTAATATAATAGAAATATTATATGTATTGTGTTCAGATTTTAAAGAATGATGAAATGAAAGAGGTTAAGGTAAAACAATCTAATATATTAAAATCATTAACTAAACTTGCTACAACAAACGGGAGTATATGTGAATTATATTCTTGGGATCTTGAAAATATTAAAACAATCTGTTATGGGAGTTATGATGGAGAATCTGGATTTGAAAACAAACATGAATTACCTCCGAATGGTATTAGTAATTTTTTAGAAGAAGATTCTTCTGAAAAAATGCTATTTGGTGATTTATTTATAGTAAGATTTCAAAATGATAAACTTATAAATACAGCTATATCAGATTATGGAGAATTTTACAATTTAGTTTTTAATGGATTTGACGATTGTATTGGAGAAGAAGATGAATATTCATCTGAAACAGAAGAAGAATGTGTCGATAATAATTCTGATATTGAAGAAGAGTTTGAAATTATATCCGGTATTTCGGATATTGATAATTTAGACAATGATACAAATAATTATTAAATTTGATTTAAATATTTATTACTCAAATTATAAATAATGAATAGTAGTTACAACGATATACTTAGAAATAAAAGTTGTAAATTATTATCCAAAGTACTTGATAATGATGAAAAAAAATCACGTCATATAGAGAAAGATATTTATAATTCGGTAATAGACTATTCTAAAAGGAATAATATAAAAAGAACATGGGAATGTATCACATTTAAATCCATTTATTTATCTCGGATAAGAAGTATTTATTCTAATATAAAAAGTGATTCGTATATTGAAAATATAAATTTTAAAGGTAAAATAATGAGTGGTGAAATTGATACTAAAAATATATCTAATTTATCCCATATAGATATCTTCCCAGAAAAATGGAAAGTGTTAATAGAAGATAAAATGAAAAAGGAAAAGCTAAGATATGAATTAAAACCAGAAGCCATGACAGATATGTTTAAATGTGGTCGTTGCGGTAGTCGTTCTTGTACATATTATGAAATGCAAACTAGGTCTGCGGATGAACCTATGACTCAATTCATTACATGTATAGACTGTAATAATCATTGGAAGCAATAATTAATATTGCCTTGCCTGACCTAAGCCATTCGGATCATTCATCTTATAGTTACATCCTTCAGGTGTACAGTTAAGGATTGTCTTAACTGGTAAAACAGTATTATCAGGACATTTAGTACAAGCTGTAACAGACTCCTGTTTTTGGATAAACTGAGTCCTCAATGAATCCGCATTTCGGGTTAAATAGTCACGATATTCCCAACTACCCATACCATTTGACAAACCATTATTTAATAAACAATTTTGTCTATAATCAGTGAACATGCGGCCATCAGCCATACGAGCAGGAAAGTCAAGTTCCACATTATCGGTAACTTTCATAGAATTCATTTATATAGAAAGAATATAAAAAAAAAATATATTTTATTTGCTATTATCTAAAATCCTTTGAACAAGTTTTGTTTTATTCCCTGAAACAGGTAAATTTTTTTCAGAGAGGATATTTTTCAATTGAGAAACAGTCATTTTACTATAATCCTGTTCTTTGATTTCATTATTTGTTCCATTATCAAGGATGATATCTTTTAGCATGTCATCTAGATTTATATTTAACATTTCTTTATCATCATCATCTAGCCTATCACACTGATTATCATCATGTATATCATCTGATATCATTTCGCCTTGCTGTACAGGAATAGTATCTTGTAGTATATTATCACTCATCATTTGTTGGTGAATTTGATTTAATTCATCATTTAATTCATCATTTAATTCATCATTTAATTCATTATTTAATTCATTATTTAATTCTTCGTCACGAGCCACGCGAATTGGTATATTAGTTTCTGATATATTTATTTCTTCTGCGTTAGTGGGATAAGATATATTATTTTCATTTTTAACACCCAAATGATTTATCTCATTTAAGTTATTCAATCTGTATTCAAATTCTAACAATTGATTCTTTATTTTATAATTTTCATAGTAGAAATATATTCCAACTACAATAATTATACCTATAATTAATATCATTTGAATACTACCCGAATCAAAAGAAACTTCCGCGGACATTTATTGAATAAGTTAAAAAAGTATATTTATTTAAACTTAAAGACAATTGAATTTATATGTTATAATTCAAATGGATCATAAAAAGAAACGTGGTAGAAAACCAAAAAATAATATTATCATAAATAAAAATCCTAAATTTGAACAAGATAAGATAGATAGTATTATTTGTTCATTAACAATTTCTAAAGATAAATTATCATGTCCCAATATAGAAGCCAGTAATTTAGATGGTGAAAATTTATTACAGATAGAGGAAACAGTACAAAGCATATGTTGGAATTGTTCTCAAAATATAAATGTAAATATAAGCTATCCCATAAGTTATATTAATGATGTTTTTTACTCGAATGGTAATTTTTGTAGTTATGAATGCGCTGGTCGTCATATATTTGATAACTATCATGGGAAAGATCTCTTTGAGAAATATAGTTTATTAAATTTATATTATAATAAGACACATAAAACATGTAAAAAAGTCAAGATAGCCCCCGAAAAGATACATCTAAAAAAATTCGGAGGAACAATGGAATACCAGGAATATATTGATAGTTCCTCTATCTATAATATACAAAACAACTATATCCCTCCAACAATTTATGTTAATCATCAATATTATAAGAAACAAACCAAAGAAGATAATATTTTTAAAATGTATCGTAAAAAAGATGTTAAAACGAATACCTTATTTAAAGATATAGAAAATGAAGAAAAAAATTTGATTTCTAGTTAGTTCGTGATAACTAAACCATATAATATAAAATCATGACTCGTTGTAGCATGTGTCAGCAAGAAGGACATAATCGTCGTACTTGTCCCCTAAGGAATATAACTGGATTACCACAACACCCTTCAACGCGATTGAGTCCCTCTCCACCAAATAATGATCCACCTCGCAGAAATACGCTTACCCAAAGCTTCTTTAAAAGCATCATCAAAAAAGTGATATATTTTCAGAAGTATTCAAGATCAGTTTACATTAAGGATTCAAGTGGAGATAGTGATATCCGTATAGTATATCTACATTGGTTGAAGGTTAAGAATCTTAAAGGTCATCTTTCAGATATTACGACAGGTGATTGGAACTACAATATTTACTGGAGAATGAGAGAAGAATATTATGTATCAAGTGATTATCCCGATAGCAATGGTTGTCGCAATATATTTAGTAGAGAAAAGAATACATGTTTAATTTATCATCTTGAGTTTAATACTCCAGAAATATGTCCTAAGAGCGATAAAAAAAAAGTGAACTTAGTAAATCTAAGAAATGAAAATTATCTTATTTACTGGGTTGTTGGAAACTACATGATAAGCGACCTTGATAATAGTGAAAACAATATCAATTATATGGGATTAATTCAAAAAGGGAATAATTTTAAACTTAAAACAATTATTGGTCATAGATTTTATCTAGTCCCTCATCGTCTTAATTATGAACCACCATATCATCCGCGAACAGACAAACAATTTTTCATTGAGCCGTATGTTCAAATTAATATTCATTCAGAGACTAAAGATAAAGTATACATTGATGATAAACAGAATCTTTCTGAACTTAACCGATGGAAATTTAATGCCTTGAAATTAGATTATCTTATTAGAGAAGTTATCAAATTAGGTGGAAAAAACAATGATATGCTCGGATGTATTTTAGATTTACACGAAGATATAAAACTGGATAATGTCTCCGAAATTGAAAAAGATATTGCTGGTATTCCATCGGAGATGACTAATATCACTTAGTGGATCTTAGTTTTGACAATGTAATTTGTAATTCTTCTAGTGTTGGTGGTTCGAAATTATTTGAATCTCTTTGAATTATTTTTTTCTTCTTTATATGTTTAGCTTTTTTCAATACTACATTTTGTAAATCAGAGGCATTTATTTTAGGAATATCATATGATTTCATATTAGAATTACTTAAATTTGGTGGTGGAGGGGGGGGTGGGATTTTCCCATCAATCATTTTTTGTCTATTTACAGCTTCTTTAGGAACACCCATTTTCAACATCTTATCATATTTATTATCTATTATAGGTGTTTCATGTATTTCATCAATAAATGAATATTCTCTTAAATGTGTCGGTAATCTTATCTTGGCTTGTAACAAAACCCACTGAAACCAAATATCATTTTTATTAATCCAGATACCCTCTAATTGAATAATATATTCACCATAACTAAATCTATCAATATTAGATATTATATTTTTTTCATCGTCATATATCGTTGTGTTTTCAGATAATTTTAATCTCATACATTCTTTGTAATCTGTTGTTTTTATAAATGAATTAACCTTATATTTGCCTCTATATTTACGATGAATACAATTTTGAATACATCTTAAATTATTAATAAAATCACATTGACTTTTATCATTTTCCGAGTTTTGAAAAGAAATATCAATAACTCTTTTTCTATTTGGTAACACTTGGATACCAAAGGGTGTAAATAAATTAGGTGTTTGGAAAATACATTTATAGTTTTTATTTTGTTTTGACAGTTTGATTGGGATAAATGTAAATTCATCTGAGTATTTTAATGGTTTACATAGTGAAATTTGAAATTGTTTTAAATTTTCACTGTGATGTATTATCATGTCTCTATTATAAATACCTAAATATTACTTAAATATATTTTATCTTATACAAAATAAATATGAGTGAGGAAGATTGTGGTATTTGCGGTTTAGATCTTAACGATAAATTTTCATATAAATTAGATTGCGGTCATAAATTCCATTATGAATGTTTAATGAAATCATTTAATAATATTTCATATACAATAAATAACAAAAAAAATAATCTATGTCCTTATTGTCGTAAAAATTCAGACTATTTACCATTAGTAAATGGCTTGAAAAAAGTAATACCAGGTGTTCATTGTAATATTTTCGGGAATGAAATTGATGATAAAAAGCAAGAATTAAAAGAAAAATACAGTCAAAAATGTGGATATAATCTAACTAGGGGCAAAAATAAAGGGAACTCTTGTGGAAAAAACTGTGTATTAGGTTATGGATATTGTAAATCGCATTTAGAAAAGATGAAATCTAAACATGGAGATTTAGTTAAAGATTTATCTTTACCAACATCAAATGATAAACAACCCGATCCACAAGTTATAATGAATGTCTAATATTATGATACTAGATAGTGAAAGCCTACCCCAATAATAAATGAAATTAAATTAGTAGTTATTAAATAATTGAATGAATAATTTTTATTTTCTTCTTTTGATAAAACATTATCATAAATAGTAAATTGATTCATTTCTCAAATAACTTAAAGTTTTTTTAAGTATTTTATATGTTGTAAAATACACTCATGGATTGTAGTATCTGTTTAGAATCGTTAAGTTCTAAAAAAACATATAAATTATCTTGTGGTCATGAATTTCACACTGTATGTTATCAAAAATGTGTTTATAGTAATAATTTTAATATGTTTATTAAATGCCCCTTATGTCGTGAATTAAATATTAATACTGAAAAACCATATGATAATACATATGGTAATCTAAAATGTTGGACAAAGTTAGATAGATGTAAATGTAAAACTAGAGAAGGCAAGCGTTGTAAGAAAAGATCAGTATTATTTAATAACGGTAAGTGTGCCATTCATCAAAAACCGTTACCAAAAGATAAATATGATTTAATGTGTGATTTAATTTATTATTTAATTCAAAGTAATAATAATATTTCAACCAAGATTGGGATGATTGATATTGGTAGTAAATTATGTATAAAATATCCTCAATTAGATAAAACCCCTGATATATTACATTATTTTTTCAGATTTTATTATTATAACAATCAGGAAAGTATAGTAAATAAATTAAAAATTTATGATTATTATGAATTAACTAAAGATGAAGAATATAATGATAATTGTTTGAAGAAAAAAATACTATTTTAAGATAAGATATAAAATATAATAAATGGAAAAACACCTTTCAGAAAAACGAAAACAAATCTTATCAGTAGAAGAATTATTAAAATCAGCTAAGCTATCAGAAGAAAGATATGATAGTACTATGGAACCTTTTTTTATGAAACGAGGAGACGATGATTATATTATGAATTATAAAGATTTACCCGAATTACCTGAAGCATTAAATCGTCATATTAAAATATTTTATACGCTTGTAGGTAATCCAGATAAAGAAGTTTATATAGGTGATTATACATTTATGAGTTTAACTAAATGTTTAGAAAATTATAAACATTATTGCGATGATAATCAAACCTCTGTATTTGATATAGCATTTAGATATGAAGGGATGGGTCATATAACAGTCGTATCTTGTGATTTAAATAATCATCTTTTATTTGAAAGAAGGGATGGTGGATCCAATGGATATGATAGAGAAGATAATTATAAAGCTTTATTAGATTATAAAACAGATTCAAAAAAATACATGTATTTTATTCAATTTAAGAAGAAGATTATGGGAATACATAATTAAAAAATCTAACTGCGGTATCCTTAAATCTAGAGGCGAAATTAATTAATAATATAATCGCTATAATATATATTGCGGTCATTAATAGAGGACTATCCAGTTTAGTTTTAATATAATTAACTTGATTAATCGCTGGAGTAATACTTTCAAGAGGGAATTCATCAATTTTATCTAATGTAATTTCTATTTTACCCGAATCTAAAATACTCTTTATGCTTGCTTGATTTTCTGAAACAAAATTAGTAATAATATTCGCATTATCGCGAAATTGATTTATTATTGGTTTATAATTTTCTTCTTTACATCTGATATAGGAAGCTAATATTTCAGAATCTTTATTTAGTTTAGTATTATATAAATTGGTTACACTTTGTAAATATGTATCTGATACATTGTTATCAAATTGAATACCTATGGTGTAACCTACCGAACCTATATTTGACAGATCTGGTATATTTTCATTAGAAGCAACACATTCTCCAGAGACTGTATTTCCAAAATCACTTTGTAAATCGGGAGTTCCACAACTTGTTTTTTCTGGTATATTAATATTAGAAAAAATTAAATCATCGTCATCAGGATTTTCAAAACCATCCATGATACACTGACAATAAGAACTTGGTGAATCTCCATGTGATTCATAAGATACAGGAGATAAACTAATACATCTTTCTTTTAAGTTCATGGTAGGTGGTCCTGTTTCTGCATCGTCTTCTGCTGCTTCTTCTGGTTCTCCTTCTACTGCCATTTCTATTATATTGATATATTTAAATTTTTATAAATACATTCCGAAGGGTGGTTTATCATTCTCTTTATTGTTGTTTAGTAGTATTTCAATATGTTCTTCAGTTAGTGTAAATGGTAGAACTATATCATCTAATTTAAATGATAATCCATTATCTCCAAGGGATAAGATATGAATATTAATTTTAGATATAATAGTTTCAATACATCTCTTAAGATTTCTCACACCTTCTTCCGCTTCTGTATGCTTTTCAATTATATTTTTTAAAATATCATCTGTGAATACTATTTCTCCGGTATCAAAAGCGAATGTGCTAAATATTTCCGGGATAAGATACTCATTACAAATTTTAATTTTATCTTCGGTTTTAAAACCCTTTGTATGAATTACATACATTCTATCTTTTAAGATTCTATTTACTTTAGATTCATCATTGTATGAAAATATGAATAATGCTTTTGATAAATCAAGATTTACACCTGGGAAATAATTATCTTGGAATAAATTGTTTTGAGAAGGATCTGTAAGATGAGTTAACATGTGTGTAATTTCATCTCCTTTAGTTGTATCGCTAATTTTATCTAATTCATCAAAATAGATAATAGGATTCATACATTTTGATTCTTGTAAAATTTGAACGATCCTCCCCCAATGAGAACCCTCATAAGTATAACAATGACCATCAAAATAAGCGGAATCAGAAGCCCCGCCGAGAGCAACAAAATGAAATGGCCTATTTAATACTTTTGAAATACCTTCTTTCACAAGCGTTGTTTTACCATTACCCATAGGACCCTGAATAGCAAGGACATTACCACCGCTATCGGGATTTTTCATCCATTTACCAATTACCTGAAGCATGTGTGTTTTAGCTTCTTTATGACCATAAATAGCCGAATCTAATGTCTGATAAGTATTTTGAATAAATTCTCGTTTTTCTTGGGTCGAACTTTCTGGATTTACAGAAATACTATTATATTTACCAAATGGAATTCTCATTAATCCATTAATCCAATGATCCATTTTACTGTGTTCCCCCGTTGAAACATCCATTTCGGTCATTTTATCAATGTTTTCTAATGCAATCGCTTTTGTTTTCATATCCATGTGAGACTCAATCACTTTGAATCTTAAAGGGATATTACTTCCATTATATTCATAAATTTCCTTTGTTAGGGTGTATATTTTATCTTTCTTTTCCTTTGATAGATAATGATAATATTCCATATTAGATTCTTCTGAATCCTTAAGCATATGCTTATCGATTAATTCTTCATATTTTTCATCGTGTTCATCATATTCATAATCGTATTCAGATGAAGAATCCTCTGATTCTTTATCGGATTCAGTGGATTCTTTATCCGAATATAATATATTATCATCTGTTTCTATATCGGTTGTTTCAATATCTTCTATTTCTTTTTCAATGATAGATAAACTATCGCTGGATTTAAATGATTCATCATCCGATTCAGATGAAAATTTAATCTCTAAAATAGTTTTTGATTTAGGGGTATTATCATCTAAATTTATTTCTTCAATTGATTCTTCTTTATTATCTTCTTCAGTAACTTTAATTTTCCTTTTTGTTTTTTTTCTTGATTTTATTTCATCATTTGCTTTCTCAGTTGCTTTCATGATAAGGTAATTCATAAACACATGATTTAATTTATTATCTTTCTTACCCAATTTTTTATTCTTATTCTTTTTCTTTATTTTTTTATTTTTCCCAGAAATTCTAGAAACTTGTTTTTCAAATTCATCATGATCAAAGTTATCCTCGCAATCATAATCAATAAAACCATTAAGATTGCCGTTTTCATCAACACTATCGCTATCATCATCAAATCTTATTTTTATAGGAGAAGCAGGTGGGGACACCCCTTTTATTTTAGAACGAGTTGTCATGTTATGCACACTCATTACTCTGATTTATTAATTTAAATATATCTTAAATTTTTAAATCAAATTTAAATTTATATTATTATTTTTTTAAAAAATTTGATTTAAAAATTAAAATATTAATTATATAAGTAATATCATAATGACTGAATTTGAACCGATTACAAAAGCTGTTACTGGATTACAATTCAGTATTATGTCCCCGGATGAAATACTAAAAAATTCAGTAGTTGAAATAACTAAACATGAGACATATGATAAAGATGTTCCAGTAGTTAAGGGTTTATTTGATAACCGTATGGGTACAACTGATATGGGTAAAGTTTGTGCTACGTGTGGTTTAGATAATATTGGATGTCCGGGGCATTTTGGTCATATAGAGTTAGCCAAACCAGTTTATAATTATCATTTCATGGATATAACTGTTAAGATTTTAAAATGTGTCTGCTTTCGGTGTGGTAAATTAAGAGTTAATAAAGAATCACCTATTGTATCCGAGTTAACAAATAAATCAAATAAAACAAGATGGAATACTATTTATGAATTAAGTAGTAAAATTAACCGATGTGGTCAGGAAACTGAAGATGGTTGTGGTTGTATTCAACCAAGCAGATATAAAGTAGATGGTATTTCTGGGATTCAAGGTATTTGGAAAGATATAGGAGATTCGTCCTCTCAATCTCAATATTTTACTGCGGAATATGTAAAAGCATTATTTGAAAAGATTTCAGATGAAGATTCTAATTTACTGGGATTTAGTAGTAATTGGTGTCGTCCAGAATGGTTAATATGTTCTGTACTACCTGTACCACCTCCAGCAGTTAGACCTTCGGTAAAACAAGGTAATTCTCAAAGGATGGATGATGATTTAACTCATAAACTGGCTGAAATAGTAAAGTATAATAATCAACTAAAAAAGAAGATTGAATCCTTTGCTAGAGAAGAAATCATTAATGATTGGTATAACATGGTGGTGTATCATATTATTACCTTTATTAACAATGAAGAACCAGGTATTTCTCAATCAACGCATCGTTCTGGAAGACCATTAAAGGCAATTCAACAAAGATTAAAAGGGAAAGAAGGGCGTCTTCGGTCAAATCTTATGGGTAAGAGAGTTGATTTCTCAGCGAGGAGTGTTATTACACCCGATCCTAATATTGATTTAGATCAACTAGGTGTTCCTATTAAAATTGCCACTAATTTAACAACCCCGGAAATAGTAAATAGTTTTAATATAGAAGATTTACAAGAGTTTGTAAATAATGGACCTAGTGTTTGGCCTGGTGCTAAAAGTATTATTAAAAAGGATAGTAATAAATTCTTAATCACGGAAAAGAATAAAATAAATATGAAATTAGAATTTGGAGATATAGTAAATCGTCACATTGTTGACAATGATTATGTATTATTTAATAGGCAACCTTCGCTACACAAGATGAGCATGATGGGTCATCGTGTAAAAGTAATGCAGGGCGATACATTTCGGTTAAATGTAAGTGTAACACCGCCCTATAATGCTGATTTTGATGGTGATGAAATGAATATGCACGTTCCTCAAAGCATTGATAGCATGGCTGAATTAATCAATATTGCTTCAGTCACGAAACAAATAATTTCTCCGAGAGAAAATAAACCCATTATCACAGTTGTTCAGGATACACTTTTAGGATTATATAAATTAACTCATTCAGAGGTTATTGAATTCAACGAGGGTTCACATCTTCATTATGGTGAAAATACTAATATTTATAATACATCGGAATGTACTAAGGCAAATAAGTGTGTTGACTCATGTTTGTATACTTATAAACAGATGATCAATATCATTTCAGATTTATCTACATTCGATGGTAGTATCCCAGAATCTGATAATAATTTTGAAATAGGTGATATAAAAACACCACTTTGGTCAGGTAAAAGTATATTATCTTATATTTTACCAGATAATATTAATTTAGAAATGACAAATTCGGGATATGATAATAATAAAAGTAATCCAGATACGGGGAATAGAAAAAATAAATTATTATCTCAATACAATGATAATGTAAATATTGTAAAAATTGTAAATGGGTTTATCAAGCAGGGGACATTTGACAAAGGACTTTTCAGTAAAACATCTAAAGGTCTTATTCATACTATTTATAATGATCTTGGGAGTGAAAGAACTTGTGATTTCATTAATGATCTACAGAAGATTGTTTCATATATTCTATTAGTAGAGGGGTTTAGTGTTGGTATTAGTGACATGATAGCTGAGAAGCAAACGAATAATAAAATAAAGCAAACAATCAAAGAGAGAAAACACCAGATTGAAGATATCATGCAAGAGTTCCATCTTAATATATTCGTAGGAATTCCGGGTCAGAGTAATAAGGATTACTTTGAGAGTAAAGTAAACGGTATTTTAAATAAAACAATCAACGAAACCGGTAAGATTGGATTAGAGAATCTGGATCCAAAGAATAGAGCAACTTATATGATTAATTCTGGTAGTAAAGGTAAACTTACTAATATTGCTCAGATGGTAGCTTGTCTTGGACAACAGAATGTTGATGGTAAGCGTATACCATATGGATTTGATGGTAGAACTTTACCTCATTATTATAAATATGATGATTCATCTGAGGCAAGAGGATTTGTAGAAAATTCATTTATTTCGGGCCAAACACCACAAGAATTCTTCTTTCATGCTATGGGAGGCCGCGAAGGATTAATTGATACAGCGGTAAAAACAGCCCAAACGGGCTATGTTCAAAGACAGCTTGTAAAAGCTATGGAAGATCTTAAGGTTGGATATGATTATTCTGTCAGGGGATCAACTGGTTCTATTATACAGTTTGTTTATGGAAATGATGGTATGGATGGAACTAATATTGAATCTCAGCCATTATATATAACAAAATTACCATATGAAAAATTATTAGATAAATATTATTTTGATGAAAATACAGATTGGACTCAATATTACAATAAGACACTCGCAGAAAAGGCAAAGAATTATAAAAGAGAATCACTTGATAAGATATTCTATAATCTTATTGATTATAGAGAATATTTAGTATGTCATATATTTGATGGTGGAATTAATAATAATATTAATTATCCGATACATATACAAAGAATAGTTGAGAATACGGTAAAAAGAAAGAAGAAGAGTAACATGTCACCAATAGATATTGTAAAAGGCAACGAAAGGATAATCAATACTTTATATATTCAAGATGATTTTAAGAATAATAAAATTTTAGAAATTTTAATTCATATTCACCTTAATCCAAAGGTTTTAATCTCAGAATATAAGATATCCAGAGACGAATATAAGGTGATTATAAATACGATAAAAAAGAAATTTCACGAGTCTAAGATTTCTCCGGGTGAAATGGTTGGCGCTATTGCTGCTCAGAGTATAGGAGAACCGGCTACACAAATGACATTAAATACATTCCATTTTGCTGGAGTTAGCGCTAAATCTAATGTGACACGTGGTATTCCAAGATTAAAAGAATTAATTCATGTTAGTAAAAATATTAAATCACCTTCAACTAATATCTATTTACATGATATATATTCACAAGATAAAAGTAAATTATCTTATATAAAAAACACACTTGAATACACGACTTTAAAAGATATTATACTGAGTAGTAGTATATATTACGACCCATTAAATATAGAATTTAAAACAACAATAGAAGAAGATAAAGAATTACTAGATATTTATAAGGAATTTAATGATTTAGACGATTCTAACAGAGAAAATATATCACCCTGGATTATTCGGTTAGAGTTTAACTCGTGTGCCATGATGGAAAAGGGTGTTTCAATGGAAGATATATATATTAAATTAATTGAATATGATGAAGAAAAGATATTATTTACATATACAGATGATAATTCTAAGAATTTAATCGGCCGAATATCAATTCGCATTGATACAGAAGATTCGGATACAGAATTACAAGATCAAACAGATATTATTAATATATTAAAAAATATAAATGATGATATAGTAAATAATATAGTTTTAAAGGGTGTAAAAAATATAACCGATATTATAATTGGAGATACTTCAAATAATGTCATAAAAGAAGATCATAAGATAGAAATAGTAAAAAGAAATATTCTTATTTCTGATGGAAAGAATCTATTAGAATTACTTAATAATGAATATGTTGATGAATATAATACAATTTCGAATGATATCATTGAAGTATATATATTATTTGGAATAGAGGCAGCAAGAGAGGTGTTAATTGATGAAATAATCGAAGTTGTTGAACATGCTGGGGAATATATTAATTCTCGTCATATTGAAATATTATGCGATACTATGACATGTAAAGGATCTCTGACCTCTATCAATCGTCAAGGTATTAACAGAGGGGATGTTGGTCCACTAGCTAAGTGTAGTTTTGAAGACACAACTGATCAATTAATAAAAGCTGGGATTTTCTCAGAAAAAGATAATCTCTCTGGTGTATCTAGTAATATTATGATGGGACAAACAATTAATTCTGGGACAGGCTTCTGTAAGATATTACTAGATGAAGATAATTATATTAAAAATTTATCAAGTGTAGAAGAAGAAACAAATAATTACGATGATAATTTAGATAATTTATTAGAAGAAAAAGATGAAGGTGAATGTAGCAATGGAAATTTTAAATTTTCATTTGAATAAATATTATCTTAGTTTAAATTTATATTATATTAAATTAATTTACTGATACATGAATTTTTTATTCATGAATAATATTTTATTTTAGAATACATTTTTCGTGGGTTGAGTAGAAGGTGCTACTATATTATTCGGTGGAGTTGTATCTGGTGGAGGACCAGTACTAGCCAGCGAAGTTGTATCTGGTGTCGTATTGGGTGTAGCTGGAGTATCGGCTGTCGTATCGGCTGTCATATCAGCTGTCATATCAGCTGTCATATCAGCTGTCATATCAGCTGTCTTATCAGCTGTCATATCGGTTGTCTTATCGGTTGTCTTATCGGTTGTCATATCAGCTGTCTTATCAGCTGTCTTATCAGCTGTCATGTCGGCTGTCATGTCGGCTGTCGTATCGGTGGTCGTATCGGCGGTCGTATCGGCGGTCGTATCGGCGGTCGTATCGGCTGTCTTATCGGTGGGCGTATTGGTGGGTGTAGCTGTCTTATCAGCTGGCGTATCGACTGGAGTTGTAATTTCATCATCTGTAGAGGGTGTAGATGAAGAGTCCTCCTCCTTTATAGGAGAATGCGACGGTGGATCATTCTTTATAGGTATATTATATGAAAATGTATCTTGTGAAGGATTTTTTGTTTCTATAGGTGATATATCCTGTGTAGGGGTGGATGATGTAGGGGTGGATGATGTAGTCGATGATGTAGTCGATGATGTATTTGTTGGTTTAGATAATGGATCAGTCTTTTCTTTTGGTCTACATCTTTCAAGTTTATTAATCATGCTAGAATCAAAGACAACATTGCCTTTTCTTAATTCATCCTTAATATTTCTCTCTACCTGTAGACATCCTTCACTCATTTTTTCATATTTTGGAGATTCGTCTTTTTTATCTAAGAGTGGATTATAATCTGAAATATCATGTTCTGGTATTTCAAATAGTTTAGTTTCTTTATCACTCATTTTGGGCCATATATCAAAATGATGAATAGCAATTTTATCTGTTTCGTTGGCCGAATTATAAACTATAGAAACTCTCTGGACCATTTTATCTTTATTTAGATGAGTCAATAAATCAATCGTGCCCTTAAGGAGTTTTTTAACTATAAATTCACCTCGCACTGTCTCCCCTGAGAGACGACTAAATATATCACGGATTAAGTGTATTTGAGATTGATTATCGGCCATTTTTAATAATACAATTATTAAGAGCATTGCTTTTTTATCTTGTCCAGAATTAAATAATCTATATATAATATCAGATAATCCAACTGTATCATTGTATGATACATCTTCTGTTAATAGATTACCACCCGATAATAAATATTCTAAACTGAAACAGTCAACAAAAATCATACCATATTCTTTAATCATGTTAAATAATGCTTGAATAGCCATATTTTTTTCTTCTATTGCTTTATCTGAACTATAATCTCTGAAAGCATTAATAAATATATCTTTCAGAGTGACTTCCGTGCCTACCTTAAAATCCATAAATTTCTTTGCTGCCTCCGTATGATCTGTATCCGAAATACCCAAAATATTAAATAATTCATGCTTAGATTTATGGAGAGGGATTTGTTTATTTAATTCTGAGTCCATAGATATAAAATAAGTATCCATAATTGGATCTGATAATTCTCTCATTTGTTTACCTTCTTTTTTCTCAACTTGTTCTGAAGTACTAACTGAAGTATAGACTGGGTCGGGTTTTTGTTGAGTATCACTTTTAGAAAATAAACTGCTGAAAAATCCTTTCTCCTCAGTTGGAGAAGGTTTCTGGGTGCTGGGTGGTTCAGTTTTTTCTGACATGGTTTCAGGTGCTGTTACAGGTGCTGTTTCAGGTGCTGTTACAGCTGCTGTTGTTTCAGGTGCTGTTACAGGTGCTGTTGTTTCAGGTGCTGTTGTTTCAGGTGCTGTTGTTTCAGGTGCTGTTGTTTCAGGTGCTGTTACAGGTGCTGTTACAGGTGCTGTTGTTTCGGGTGCTGTTACAGCTGCTGTTGTTTCCGGTGCTGTTACAGCTGCTGTTGTTTCAGGTGCTGTTGTTTCGGGTGCTGTTACAGCTGCTGTTGTTTCGGGTGCTGTTACAGCTGCTGGGGATGGTGTAGGGGCAGATGGTTCGGATGCTGCTGTTTCAGGTGCTGGGGATGGTGTAGGGACGGATAATTCGTTCATTTTATCTTTTGTCATATTGTCAGCGGTTGCGCCGAATGTGTCGGCTCCTCCCGATTGCTTTTTATAAGGTATTA